ATTCCATCTCTCCGTGATCTCACAGGTATAGCCCCGCTCCCTCATGATTTTCAGGCTTCTCTGCGTTGGACTTGTGGCCATTTCATCTCCTATTGCAATAAGAACAAAAATTCTATTGACATACAATAAATCATCTACTAATATGCAATATACAGGAGGAAAACATGGATAGTAAAGATTATTCGGAATGCATCATCAACACTCGTGAGTTCTTGCGCAGAGCAGAGGAATGCTTCTTAGCAAGGAATCCCATGGGTGCTTATCACCATGCGATGAATGCTTTTCAAGAAATTCAAGACTTGCTAGAGATAGCTTTAGACGAAGGGAGAAAGGAATGAAATCAAATGATAGTTTAGCCATGTTATTTGGCTTTGGGTTTGTAGCTTGGATTGTCTGTGCATGGATCACGCACATTGTTGTCTGCCTTAAGACTGCCTCATGGGGCTTCTTAATTGCGGGCGCATTGTTCTTCCCAGTGGCATGGGTACACGGAACAGGTGTTTGGTTCGGAGCTTGGTAATGAAAGAATTAGAGCTAGATGAAATTAGATTGGCTTGTATAGAGGAAGAAAATAGGCTTAATGCAGAAATTGAAAAACAAAAAGTAAGAGATTACTTTGCTGCGAGAGCTATGGAAGCATTTTTAACTGAACTAACTCATAGACAAGAACCATTTTTGTTTGATCAAGTTGCTGAAACAGCTTATGACATGGCAAGGGCAATGATGAAAGCGAGGGAACGTGAAGCTCACAAATAAGCACAACCTACCAAGCACATTCGTAAACGTACTTGCCCGAAGCAATTACACCAAGGGTAATGCGCATCTGTCTGTGACTGAACTAATCAGCAGTCCACGGATTACTCAGTTGCGTAAGAAACATTACGACCAATTGGAAGAAGATGTTGCCGACAAGATTTGGGCTATCTTCGGCACGGCTATCCATGCAGTGTTGGAGCATGGGCGCAGTGAGAACCAAATCGTTGAGCAACGCCTGCACGCCACAGTTGACGGCTATGACATCTCAGGTGCTATTGACCTTCAAGAAGTAGAAGAAGATGGCATCCATGTCAGTGACTACAAGACCACTGGTGCTTGGGCTGTCATGAATGAGAAGTCAGATTGGGAAGAACAGCTGAACTGTTACGCATGGTTGGTGGAGAAGGTAAAGAAAGTGCCCGTGAAATCCCTAACCATTGTGGCAATCATCAGAGATTGGAGTCGTAGAGATGCGCAAGTTAAGGAAGGATATCCCGAAGCGCCAGTCAAGAGCCTTAACATCCCTGTTTGGACGTGGGAAGAACGTGATCATTTTATTAAAGAAAGGATCAGACTACATTCCGATGCACGTTTCTCACTTGAGATTAATGAGGATCTACCTCTCTGCACACCTGCCGAGATGTGGGAAAAACAGTCTTATTGGGCGATACGCAAAGTTGGTGGCAAGCGTGCAACCGCAGTATGCAACACGGAAGAGGAAGCCAAGGCGAAGCTTGAGGAGCTTGGCAAGGGATATGAAATAGAGCACCGACCAGGAGAGCGCACACGCTGTGCAAACTTCTGTCAGGTAAAAGAGTTTTGTAGCCAATGGAAAGAATATAACGATGGCAAAGAAAGTTAAGTTAACCGAGGAACATTGGGAAATCATGACTGCCTATGCCTTTGGATTCTTTTATGGCAAATCAGGTTATGAGTTAGATGCCCCATATAGTTCAGAGGATTACTTGTTTCCATATGTAGTCCGAGGATTTTTGGATGGGCATGAAAACTACATACTTTTTGATCACGATGATGATTATGAACCGTACGACTTTGATGTGCCTGAAGATGAAGATGGCAAGTATGTTCATATAAACACAGGAGATTGACATGACAGATAACGATATAAGCTTAATCAAACAACTGATTAATGCAGGAAAGATGGGCGCAATCTATGACTTGATGCCTGAATACAACCTGCGTAAGTCTAGAGAGATTATTGATCAGATGGGTGAGAAGTGGTGTTGCCACCCGAACAATAAAGTAAAACGATTAGAGACTCCGCTAGAGATTCTCAAGCAACATCAGTCAACAGTTTTAAGGAGAGGTAAGTGAAATACAACGAGCTGAGAGCAATAAATGTGGGCGACCACGTGGAGACCAAGAATGGACTTAAGTACTTGTCTTGGTCATGGGCGGTGGACACACTGCTACAGAACGACCCTATGGCTACATGGGAGTTCCCTGAGCCTAAATACTATGGTGAGACTGCCATGGTTTTCTGTGAGGTAACAGCGTTCGGCAAGACCATGAAGATGCATCTGCCAGTCATGGACTATAAGAACCAAGCCGTAAAGAATCCTGACTCACGCAAGATTTCTGATAGCCAAATGCGCTGTCTAGCCAAGTGCATCGCCTGCTTCGGTATCGGGTTGTACTTGTATAGCGGGGAAGATATCCCTTCTGATGACAGTTCAACGCCTAAGCCTGTGGAGATCAAGAGTTCCCGCATCGAGGAAATCAAGACCAAGGTTGACAATGTGAAAGCCAAAGTTCACGTTGACCTGAATGGCAAGGCAGGTGACTGGCAAATCAAGGTATCAGATGAAACGAATATTCCCGCAGTAGTTGGCGCAGTGGAGTTGATGTTGGCATTGGTTGAGAAGGAAGAGGATGTGAAGGCTATCTTCCAAAACAACCGCAACATCTTTGACTTTATGAAGGCTAACAACCCTGAAGAGTATGAAGCAACACTTAAGAAGTTCAAAGAAGCTAAAGATAAATTAACCAAGGAGTAACTATGGCATACGAAAACAAACCGCAAACAGGTAACTTGTGGCTGAACAAGTACAAGAAAGCAGACAACCACCCATTTTGGCGTGGCTCTGTATACCTAGACAAGACCTTCTTAGAGGACTTGATCAACAAGTCTAAGGGTGGATTAGTAGAGGTAGCTATCGCAGGATGGAACAAAAAGACTAAGGATGATGAAACATACATCAGCTTGCAGGCTTCTGAACCATACAAGAAAGAAAACCAATCCACAGACAACGATATTCCTGACTTCATGAGGTAAGAAAATGGCACGAACAGTAGGCGCAAAAGACAAGAAACCACGCAAACAATACACACGCACACCTAAAAAGGTTGTGTTAACACAAGGAGAAGTTATGTTGGCTGAGAAGATGGGCGTTACCCCTGAGCAATTAGCTAAAGAGAAAGTAAAGATTCAACGTAAACCACGCAAGCCACGCAAGATTAAGGTTGATTGGGAGAAGTTAGCCAAGCAATTACAGCAAGCGTTAGCCATGGAAATCAAAGAGAACGATGCGTTCAAGAAGCAGTTGGGTGAGGCAAACACAACGATTGTAAAACTACAGGGCATCATCGAATACTTGGAGATCAAGCGTGGACACAATTCAATTTGAGGGAATCAAGACAGCTCTCAGGCAGACCAAGGATGGCTATAGCCTAACCTTGGCTGTGCATCCTGATGACTTGCCTGATGACCTCATGCGTGACTTTGTGGGTTCCAGATACATGGTGGTCATGGTTCGCATTGGTGACAATGAGATGCCAGTGAATCGCCAGTTGGAATTTCCTGGAGACCACGCAGTCAAGATGGCAGGGATGCTGTGCAGAGACAGTCAGTTTTGGGAATGGATAAAACTCAAAACAGAGACTGAAGTAGAGAACGAGAAGGAGTGCGCTGAATGGCTATCAGATTACTTAGGCATCCAGTCACGCAAGGAACTTAAAGAGAAAGAAGATGTTCGGGAAAGATTTAATACATTACGAAAGGCATTTGAATCATGGAAAAAAAGTTAGTTCCTTATAACGTATACCTCTACTTGGAGCACGTAGAGCAACTGAAGAAGATGGCAAAGACACGGAAGGCATCAACGATGATCCGTGACGCAGTATCTATGGTTCTTGATGGTAAAGATGAATACAGCGCAGGCTATAACCGTGCTCTCAAAGACGCAATTGCAATAGTTGATGGCTGTAAAGAGATCGAAGTTATTGCCATTAAGGGTAAATACCTACAAGATTTGTTAGCAGAAAAAATCAACGCATTAGAGATGAAATGAAACTTGAAGAGTGGATGAAGAGAGTCCTGAAACGTCAGGAGAGGGAACAAAAGGAGAAGGAACCAAATGATTGAAACACTGATGCAGATAGTATTCTGGGTGATATTCGGCTTTGGCGCTATAGGAATGGGCGTCATCGGGCTGATCCTTGCCCTGTGGTACATGGAGAACAAGCGATGAATGAACAAGACTTAAGAGATTGTTTTGCCATGTTCAAAATAATTACGGGAGCAAATCCTGAAGAGTGTTACAGGTTTGCTGATGAAATGTTGAAAACACGCAAAAAGGAGAGTGATGATGAAGAAAATGCTGGCATTGCTACTGTTGTGCCTAAGCGCACACGCAAGCGCTGATACAGTTGCTTGGATTGAAAATCAAGGTGGTGGAAAGATTGTCCTAACAGATGGCACTTGTCCACACGATCCTGCTCAGTTCGTTGCATATGGGTCTAGCTCATCTATCAGCACACAGTTTGGGTGTTGGTTCTCAGATGACATGATGGTTCATATCACATGGACTAAATCAGGAAACTTTAAGTCTTATCCACTTGAGATGTGGAACGTCAACAACGATGTTGCACGCCGTCTTAAGCAAAGAAACAAAGGCTATGGCACAGGAAAGGGAACACTATGAAATGGGAACACTTTAAGGACTGGCTGATGCAGTGGGCTGTTGCCATACTATCAGGCTTAATCATCGGCTTAGTTGTGGGCAACATGGTCACGGCAGGCTCTATCGTCAACGACTGCAAAATCATGAAGTCTTTCCGTATCGGTGGTAACGCATACGACTGCGAGGCAAGATGATTCCTAAGAAGCTCCACTTCATATGGATAGGTGATGAGTCCAAGATACCCTTTGGCTGTATCAATACATGGACAGAAAAGAATCGTGGCTACATCACCACTCTGTGGACTAACCAAACCCTGCGTCCTGAGAAATGGCAGAACTGGGACAAGATACAGGATATGCTTGACAAGAAGGATTACGCAGGGGCATCAGACGTCATGCGCTACGAGATCCTTTATAACGAAGGTGGCATCTACATAGATGCTGACTCTTACTGCGTTAAGCCGTTAGAGGACTGGCTCTTGGACTGCGAGGCGTTCACGGCTTGGGAACAGGAGCGAGTGCGCAATAACCTGCTATCCAATGGATTTATCGGCGGTGTGCCAAAGGCTGAGATATGGAGAGAGTGCATCCACAGGGTAAGCAAAGCTGACTGTAAGGCTAAGGAGTTAGCATGGCTAATCACAGGCCCTATGCTCCTCACGCACGCTTACTTTGAGACACAGGCAAACCTGACGATATACCCATCTCATTACTTTTTGCCTGAACATCACACAGGTTATAAGAATCCAACGACTGGGAATGTATTTGCCAACCACCTATGGGGTTCTGAGATAGGTTACGACAACATGGATAAAGAAATGGAAAAGAAGAATGGCTGATATTGTCGGACAAGATATTAAATTCATACGCCTGAATGAGCATGATCTTATTGGTCGTGCCATGCAGGTAGGTTTCTTTGAGGGCTATGTTCTCACTAAAGCCGTAGAGCTTTTGAAGGGCAAAGAGCCTGGCATCGTTCTCGACATTGGCGCTAACATGGGTAGCTTCACCATCCCCCTAGCGTTCTATAACCCTGAGTTCCACTTCGTCTGCTTTGAGCCTCAGCGTATGGTCTATAACCAGTTATGTGGCAACGTTGCCATCAACAACCTGCATAACGTAGAGCCGTACAACCTAGGCTTGGGCACAGAGAATAAGTCCATCATCGTTCAGGTTCCTGATTACACAACAGAAACCAATATCGGTGCGTTCAGTTTGGACGATGAGGTTCGCAGTCATGATGACTACCTATGCAAAACCAAGGGTATGCAGGAGCAAATCCATATCCGCACGCTAGACGGCATCCAGATTGACAATATCCGTCTAATCAAGATAGATGTAGAGGGCATGGAGATGGACGTCATCAAGGGTGGCATTGAGACCATCAAGCGCAACGGATTCCCGCCGATTCTGTTTGAGGCATGGCAACACAAGGAATGGTTTGTGCCTAGACGAGAAGCATTGGTTAAGTTCCTAGAGGAGCTTGGCTACGAGATTACCTGCACAGGTGAAGATAATTACGCAATTTACAAAGGAGAAAGTAATGACTAAAGCAACGGCATCTATATTTGTGGCAACCCCTATGTACGGCGGTATGGCTACAGGTTCTTATACAGCATCACTCATGCAGTTGCCCATGTTCCTGAACGCTAACAATATGCTCATGTATTACGCCCATATGATGAATGAGTCGCTCATCACACGAGCTAGGAATAAGTTAGCCCATGACTTCTTGGAAACCAAGGAAGCCACACACCTGATGTTTATTGACGCTGACATTGGGTTCAAAGCGCCTGACGTTGTATCTCTAGTCCAACAAGACGTGGATATCGTATGCGGTCTATACCCCAAGAAGGAAATCCACTGGCCACGAGTTGCTCAGGCTGTGAAGGACGGCGTTCCTGCTGACCAGTTAAAAGACCATACAGGCACTTTTGTGGTCAACCTTGTGAATGATGAAGTCAAAGCCGTTAAAAGCAATGAGCTGATTGAGATTGCCAACGGCGGTACAGGCTTCATGCTCATCAAGCGTGGCGTGTTTGAAGCTTTGGCTGACAAAGTTCCGCAATACACCAATGATATGTACATGGCAACCGATGTTGTCAGAGAGCCAACCAAGATCAAGGAATACTTCGCCACTAGTATTGATGAGGAAACCAATCGTCTGTTCTCTGAGGACTACCATTTCTGCAAATTAGCCCGTCAAAACGGCTTCAAGATCTGGTCTGCACCATGGGTTCAGTTGTCCCACACTGGTACTTACATTTTTAGTGGCGAACTACAGAGGGTTAAATGAAAACAATATTTAAAGAAGTGCCTTTCTTTATAACTGATGTTAAAAATCATGATGAACTAAAAGAAAAGGTATTAAAAGACATTTATAAGATGGGTGTATTCTCATACAAGAACGATGTTCAATGCATATCCAGTACAGATTGGCATTTAGACTCTCAATTTCAAAGGGATTATATAAGCCATTTAGTTACAACATTTAACGATATATGCAATCAAGTTTCAGAAAACTTGAAGTGTGATTTCAAATTACAAATAAAAAACTATTGGTATCAAATATATAAAAAGGGTGACTATCATGGTTGGCATGAACATTTTATTTCTCCTTATAGCAACATTTATTATTTGTCTTTACCAGAGTCGGCTTCAAAAACTACGTTTAGATTATGTGGGGAGGAGTTTGAGATTGATGTAAAAGAAGGGCAAATACTATCTTTTCCTGGATTTATAACTCACTGCTCAAAACCAAATCAAAGTGATGAAGATAAAGTGGTCATCGCATTTAATTTTTAACAATGTATAGAAATAAAAAACTGCTAGAAGTAGTAAGAAAATCTCCTTGCCAGAACTGCGGTTGCCAAGATGGAACCGTAGTTGCGGCGCACTCTAATCAGCTCAGAGACGGAAAGGGAAGAGGTATAAAAGCCCCTGACTACCGCATCGCAGCACTCTGTTTTAGATGCCATTCAGAACTAGACCAAGGTAAGAATTGGTCTAAGGAAGAACGCCTAGAGATGTGGGAAGAAGCTCATCGGAAAACTGTAGGGTGGCTGTTTGACAACGACCACCTTACTGTTTCCTAGCCTTATATTGATTATTGAACTGGCGCATGAGAGTTTCCTTGCGCTTGTCAATTGCATCAATACGATACTGCGGAGCCTTCTTCTGAATCAATTCCTTGCGCTCTTTGTTTAGCTCAGTGATCTGATTCTCCACCTGATTAGCTCTGGAATACATACGAGCCTCTGGGTATTCTCTGTAGTATTCAGTCACATTCATGCGGTTCTTCATGCGACCCTTGATCTCATTCTCATGTTGAGCCAGCTCAGTGATATTTGAGTAGAACTTGTTCTGCACTGCCTGTGGAGAATCGCCGTCACCAACAATCTTGCCAACGATAGGCTTGCGGTATGGTGGAACTTTCTCACCAGTGAACAGCGCCTTACCACTCTCTGCCGCCTTCTGAATCTCACGACCCACACCGCCTGTGTATTGACCAACTAAGTAGTCAATCTCATCAGCAGTTGGACTAATAGCACCCTTCTTGAATTGAGTGCCACCAGAAGCCCAATTCAGGAATTCAGCAATACCTTTGCTGATTGTGCTGGCAGTCTCACGGCTACGGCTATAGCCTGGAGTTGGATTAGTTGCCTTATCTTCCTTGTAGATTGGGCGACCAAACGGATCTCTGTTAGCGCTGATGGCTGCAAATGGGTCTGCAATTGTAGGCAACAACATCTGTGCGAATGAGCCACTGCCTAATGGGTTGAAGGCATCTAATACCATGCCCATCATGCCAATCATCTTCTTAGGCATATTGTCACCACCAGTAAGAACCATCTCTGTCAAACGGCGACCCATTCCTGGAATTGCGCTGAAGCCCAATGGCATAGGAATAACAACGTATTTCTTGCCACCAACAGGAATAATCAGGTTCTTATCCTTGAGATACTCAGGTGGTTCGTCATCATCGAATCCTGCCATAGCCAGAGCCAATGCTTGGATTGCGCCTAACAACATACCGCCAGCGATGATCTTCTTACCTGCTGGGCCTGTGAGTGTTTCATAGATACGAGCTGTACCCTGAACCGCAGCGTTGAAGAACGCATACAAGGCGTTGACGTTAGAAGTTAACTGACCCTTACGGTTGAAGTTAACTGTCAAGTTCTTAGCAATACTTGCAGCTCTTTCCTCTGAGAATCCCTTATCAAGCGCGGCCTTAAACGCAGCCAAACGAACCGCATTTTCCATGGCATCGTTGTAGTCTGATAACCAACCACCAACAGCATCCACAAACTTACGTGTGTTGCCTTTATTTAGATTATCCAGTTCACGTTCAATGATATTTGCATGACGTTTATTCTTGGAGAATTGATCACGATAACCAGTCTGGCCACCAGCCTTTTGGAATCTTTCAAACAGTTGATTCCATTGAGCAGCAGGAGATTGACCACCTTTTCTGTCTAAGCGCAAATCTTTATAGATGGCACGCATAGCTGGGAATGTATCAATCAATATTTGTTTTCTCTTGTCTGCAATAGGAGTGGTTGACAAGTTGATTGATCCGCCAAAATAATCACGCACAAAGTTCCATGCACCGAACACTGGGTTGTATTGGGTGTTCATAGAAGCAATCCAGCGTGTCACACGGGCAAACGTTCCAACCACCTCACTCAAGTTATCAACGTCCATGTTCTTCAAAGACTTGATCATGCGTAATGCACGAGGATCACTTGGGTTGAAGAAGATGAAGCGGTCTTTACCATTCACCTTGACTGGGAATACGTTGTCTGAGTAACGATTGTTGACGTTCACACGGTTGACTACCAAGCCTGTGCGTGGGTCAATGTCCTGAGTCGTTGGCTCTTTGATGAAGTTCATGGCGTCTTGTGGAGACAAACCAAGAGAAATCAGCTCATTAGCCAAAGCCTGTGGGTCTTTGATAGCGTCTGGGTTGACTGGCAACCAAAATCCTGGATTTGGATTCTTGATGGCTAGACCATAAAGCGCACGACCTACACGAGCCTTCTCAGCACGGATAATCGCACGCTCTCTCTGCATAGCGATGTTGGCAAATATGTCTGCCACATCCTTCAGAGAACCTGTTGCACGTCTAGATGTCTTACCTCTTGTCCCATAACCCTGACCGAAACCAGAGCCAGCATGAACGAAATCCAAGTCCTCACGCATGAGTGGGACGTAATGCTTATACGCACCATTCCATGCATCAATCGTTGACTGTTCTTCCAAGCCTTCGTTAACCAGAATCTTCTGAGTTCCCTGAACCATCAGGTCTACCTTCTTAGCCAACTGTTCAAAGATTCTGCGCTTGGCTGGGTCTAATGCCGCCATGTAAGCCTTGGCATCAGCAGTAGAGATACCAGAACCAGCGTCTGGCATATTTGGGTTTACCTTGGCAATCTGAATATTGCGCTCTTCAGCATGACGATTGTGCAGGTAGTCATCAAAGTCTTGAATGTCAATATTCGCTGACTTCATATCCTTCAGGATAGGAGTTAGCTCATTCTTCAGGAAGTCCTCAATACGCTTGGCTGAACGGCCATGGTACAGCTCTTCCTTCATGTAAGCGTTCCAGTCATCTCTGATCTGACCAACCGCTTGAGTGATTGCCTTCTGAACATCCTTCAAGTCAATCATCTTGTCTTGAATCTTGTAGATGAAGTTGGCAATCTTAGACTCTTGGTCTGGAGAATTCCATGTGGCTAAAGGAGGCTGACCGCCCAAGTAGTTTCTGTGGGGGTTATACAAAGGAACTGTTGCTTGAATGTAGTCATTGATCATGCTACTTGTCTTGCGCTGACCTGACTTGATGACCTCACGGAATACACGATGAACAATGTAGTCATTGTCAATGCCAAGAACATCCTTGATCTTCTCGAACAATGCACGAACTGCCGCCTTGAATCTCTGCCAGCCACCGCCTAGGTAAGATGCCATTAACTCCTCAGCATTGATAGCCCAATACTCTGAAGGAGCTAGATACTGATAGTAAGAATAATCAGGCATGATGCGCATGGCGGCTTCAAAGGTTTCTTTATTTGGGTTCTTGATGAACTCATTAACCTTCTCGAAATAAGCCTTACCTTGCTCACCTTTCTCTGCTTTAGCTGCCTTTTCCAAAGCCTGACGCCATCTCTTAGCCAAGTCACGGCGAGCATCACGGCTCATCATCTGCTCTAGAGTATGGGTGATTTCATGGCGAATTGTGCGAGGATCTTCTACACCCTCTGTGCCTTTGTATAGGCGAACGATTCTTTCATATGGCAAGAACTGACCAGCAGCACCAGCCAACTCACGCTTCTTGATAGACAAGCGGAGACCTTCCAACAGCTGAGGACTCTTCTTGTAGATGGCATCAATCACATCATAGACTTCTCTGCTGATTGTGCCCGCTGCCAACTCTTTAGCGGCTCTAGCTAGGAAAGCCTCTGGAGATAGGTTAGGCTCATACAACTCATAGATCTCTTGCTCTAATGCACCAGCAGTCTTATACAGTTCCTCATACCAGAACATATCCTGCTTCTTAGATCTCTTGCTGATGAATCTGCGGGTAATAGCTGACAGCTTCTGTTTGATACTCTGAAGCTCACGAATCTTTTCTTCACGAATCTCTTGATTTCTAGCATCTGCTGCGTCTTGAGCGGTGTCATTTTCTCTAGCCATAGTAGGGCCATAGAATGGGATATCCGCATCCTCATCACCCTCACGGCGCATACGCTCTGCTTCAGCACGGCTGCGTTCTGCAAGCTGACGCATCTCTGCATCAATCTGCTCATCTGTTAACTCTGTAGGCTGTTCAAAGATAGAAGTCTGACCCATCAAATCTTCTTCTGCTGTTCTACCTAACTGAAAATCTTCTGCCGCTCTCTCACTTAATTGAGCAATCTCTTGGCGTTCCTGATCTCTGCGTTGCTGTTCTTCAGCTAAACGAATACTTTCTTGCTCATCTAAACGAGCCTGTTCTTCTGCACGCAACTGCTCTGGAGTGGTCTCTTCTAAACCAAACTCTTCTGTGGGCGCTTCATACTTCTTATAAATACGATCAATCTCATCTTCAATCGCTTTAATTTGACCTTCTCTAGAAGCATCTGGGCCAGTATTGATAACGCCATTATTTAGGTAATCAGATACGTACTCACGGAAATTAGCCACGTTTTGCACATCATCGCCAGAATCCATCATGAATCCTTCGGCAATAGCACGGCTTGTCAACTCATCAAATGATGGAGCAGTAACTTTAAATATGCCAGGACGCTTGAACTTCTCAAGACCTAAATCAGCCTTTTCAGATGGCTGAATACCTTGACGTCTCAAGAACTCAGGGAATAACTTCTTCTCTTTGGCAATCTTATTCTTTGCCACTTCCATTTCTCTGACGATTTTTCTATCTTCGGGTGTCAAGTCTACAAATGTGGCAGCCTGACCAGCAGGTAATTGCTTAATCTCTGGCTCTACTGTTTTTTCTTGAGCAGCGGCTTGCCTATATTCTGGCTTGGCAACAATCTCATCAATAGGAATATTGACTTCTTGACCATTAACTAAGGCAACAACTTCACGTCTGCCAGAGTCTGATACGATTCTTTCAGCAACGACTTGGATTGGCACGTCAACGTTGCCTTTTCTCCACATAAATGCGTTATCTAAAATCTCAGATGTAGATGGTCTTTTAGGCGCTTCTTCTGCCTTAACTTCTTCAGCAACAACTTCTTCGACTTTTGGTTTGCGCTCACGACCTTCAAGCTCATCCATCATGGCTTGAATATCTTGGCCAGCATATGCTTGTGCCATGAATTCTTCTGCTTGCGATGGCGCAGCTTCAGAAACGGCTTGTTCTTCAGGTGCTGTGGGCGTTACAATTGGTTCAACTTGAGGCTCTTCTTGTGGGGCAGCTTTTTCTTCAGGTTTTGCAATGGCTCCACGGACAGCACCAGGAGCGCCACCACCCAAAGCACCTAAAACTAGGTTAGCAAAAGAATCTACACCAAGCTCTCTAACTACAGACTTGTTGATACCTAGATCTGAAGCAACACCCTCGGCTAGTTCCTGAACGCCTTCTTCAGTCATGCCAACAGCGCCGCCGCCTAGAATTCTAGTTAGCTTATTACGAGCGCCTTCCAATAGCATCTTGTCAAACTTACCTGTGACTAAGTTACTTGTGAAAGCGCTACCCAATGCGCCAACAGAACCTTGATACAAAGCAGCAGTATCACCAGCTCTTTGCTCAGTCATGCGGCGTGCTTCTTTAGGGTTGTAACCTAACACCAATAAGTTTCTATAGTATTCAGACTTCTTAGCCAGCTCTTCATCGGACATTTTGCTGATGTATTCACGAGCCGTGTCAACACCTTCAGCCGCAGCTTGACCTGTACCAACAACAGTACCAACTGTTGGGCTTTTTGTGATGATGGAAGATAAGATAACTGGAGCAGTGGAGCCAAACACTTTAACAGCCTGGCCTGATAAACCATATAGGCTTGGATCTTTACCTAAGCTAATCTCGCTAAAGTCACCAGTTTCCAAAGCCTTGATGATGTTGCCAGTAGGCTCAGTATTTGCCAAAGCTTCCTTCATCTCTGGCGATACGGAATCTTCTAGCTTCTTGGCAATTTCACTACCATATTCAGATAAATTTCTAAAGGATTCAATCTTTCCTCTAGTTAGCGTTTTATCTAACTCTGCCTTCTGTCTATCCAACTGCTTCTTGGTAACAATATCCCTATTCTTTTGTTGAAAGATGCTAGGTAAGCCTAGTGCCTTAGAGAAATCGTTAGCAAGCTGCTCTGGGTTAGATAGATAGTTAAGAACTTCTGTAGGTTTAAATGCTGTTTCACGAGCAGCGCCGCCACCAAAAGCCTCTACGCCCTCTGGAATGCCAGCAATACCCTTGGCAACTGGTGCTGTAAATAACTTGCCGTAATCAGCAGCCTTCTCATAAGCTGGACGAAGAGGGTCTACCAAAGACTTGATAGTCTGGTATGCGGGACTTCCTTTATCCTCTACCTCTGGGGTGGCAACGTTGCCACTTTGTCTCTCTAAGGTGAGTCTTTGGACTGTTGCGCTGATGACACCTTGGTCTGTGTTATCAGGGAATTCTAATCGAGTCCCGTCAAATAACTCGGCAATAATCGCCATATCTCACCTTATTGAATTAGTTCGCCTCGCTCATTATATCTAAGCACCTTTGGTTTTGACGAGTCTTTTCCTGTCAATCTGTCCCATAAAGAAGGCTCTTTTTCAATTGTTGGAGCCTTAGGCAAAGTAACTGGTACTCGTGGCATCTTAATGCCAGCTGACTTCAGGTAAGCGTCCTTGATGGCTTCCATAGAATCAACGTAATACTTGTACATTGGATCATCTGGAGATACACCTTCAAGCTGTTTAGCAAAGTTTCTATACTGAGGATCTTGAGCAGCACGACCTAAAACTCTGTTAACAAGTTCGTTTTGTTTGAGATCTGCACCAGATAAATCAGCTTCTTTCTTGGCTCTGATGCGCTCTCTACGGTATTCTTCCAGCTCTTTGCCACGCAAACCACCAAGCTCTGCTTTGCTAAGAGCAAGGGCTTCAGCTGCACGTTGTTTCTTGCCAGCACCGTAAGCCTCAACACCCTTCATAGCACCACCAGCAATGTTCTGAAGAGCGTATGGGGATGTACCAGCAGCCATGCCTAAACCAGCCTGAATCAAAGCCAGATTCTTATCCTCTTCTGCGCCTTTCTTCAGAGCTTCACGGTCTGCACGAATCTGCTTGAGGTAGTCTGCAAAGCCGTATTCTTGCTGTGGAATGTCTGCTGTATCAATGATCTCTTCGTCTGGAGCTAAAGAATCTTCTGCACGAACCATGGTTCCTTTGGCATAACGCTTAACAGCACCGCCTTTAGCCATGCCAGCAATATACATCTGAGTTTCTTTAGGCAACTTCTTAGCATCAGCGCCTGCTTTGAGCCACTTATCTGTATTACCTGGACCCCAGTTATAAGCAATAGCCACCAACTTAGGATCACCATACTTCTTCTCAAGCATAGCCAAATACTTAATGCCACCTTCAATGTTCTGGTATGGGTCAAATACGTCCTTAACGCCCATATCCTTAGCTGTGCCTGGCATTAACTGCATGATGCCTGCCGCACCTTTTGGAGAAACAGCACGCTCTGCGTTCTTCATAGTCCCAGTTTCTTTGCTGATGACATACTTAGCAAAGTCTGGGTCTACACCATACTTAACCGCTGTCTTTTCAACAAACATACCGATAGGGCTTGCATCTGCCTTCAAACCTATTTCGCCACGTGCTTCAGGTCTAATAGCGCCAATGCCAACTGAATCACTTGAACGCTCATCAATAGAGCCAGAAAGGATGCTGGAAATCTGTGCGTTTTCCATGTCCTCAATATCTTTTTCTTGCTGCTCTTCGTCAACATCACCACCTTCATCAAAAGCGATGATGCCGCCGTTAGCCATTCCTTGGTACATATCGCTCACACTCAGAGCTGGCAAACCTGCTGTGCCTGGCTCTGGTTGGGCTTGACGTGGACGACTATCCAATTCCTTCTTGGCAATAACCTTAGTCATCTGATCTACAGATGGGTCTTGCAATAAGCGCATGAGATATGTGCTATCTACATAATCAAGCTTCTTAGCAATTTCTTGAGGATCCATTTGAGATGTAACACGAGATGGGATAGAGCCAGCAATACCGCCACCAGCCGCATAACCTTTTACTTCACCGCCATCTTTCATCATGCGTGATAAACCATAAGCACCTAAGCCTAAACCAGCAATCTGAGAAATTGGGCTTGGAGGGGCCTGATAAATCTGTTGAGCAGCTTGAGAAAGAGGTACGCCTGAACCACGCAACAAGTCTGACATAAAGGCAAGCTGTGTATATGGGTAGTTTTTCTGACGCAAAAAGTCCTGATAAGCAATATCCAATTGTTGCTGTTGAGCAGTCTGCTGAGTAGCACCAACTTGCTGTTGTAGTTTGTTGATATCCATGCCCTGCTGGAATTGCTGACCACCTAATGCACCTAATGCTTGAGCGCCCTGTAAGCCAGTCTGCAATCCTTGTAAACCTAATGCAGAACCATATTGCATATTTTTAAGAGCATCTTCAAAAGCCCTTTGTGTTCCTGTTGCCTGAATATTTCCAAGCTGTGTCTGCAAATTGCGGCCTGCTTCAGCACGTTCTAAAGCTGCACGTGTACCACCAAAAGCTCCAGCAGCCGCTGCTCTAGCGCCCAAAGCGCCTAAGCCTTTGCTGTAATCACGCATTGCCTCTTGCTTCTGAACGTCAACAACGTTCTGCATATATGGAGACATGAAGGAAGAGATTCTGCTTGGGTCTGTAGCCATGCGCATATAGTCACCGCCAGCACCTAATGCGCCTAATGTTCCTAATCCTGCATAACCAATACCAGCAGATGTTGCAGCAGAAGGTTGCATACCTGATGCTGACCTAAATGCTTGCTCTTGAATTGGAGTGAATCCTGCTAGACGTTGGCCGCCATATGTTTGATATGGGGTATCAGACAGAGCCTCACCTTTTCCAAGCATACGCTCCACATATGGTTTCGCATAATCTGGGATTGTTACTTGTGATACCGTTTGTGAAGTAGGTGCTGGAGCTGGAGCTGGACTTCCACCGCCGCCGCCAAAAATTCCACTCATAATCTTTTCTCCGTCAATATAGACTTTTTCTTAAACCCAACTTGTTCATACAATCTAGCGGCAGACTCTCTTGCCAAAGCCTGAACTCTAGTTACGCCAGCACGTTTTAGCATTTCACAAACTTGATCAAAAACCTGATTGTTTGCTATGCCTTTACCGCCAGCAGATACAACTATAGAAGTTCTGTCATTTGCGCCATTTGACGTAGAAATAACAAATACTCCATGTATTAAGTCGCCATCATCAACGACTACAAATAAATCCATACTGCCATTTAACAGGCACATCTTTGCTTGGTCAACTGTAAAATCGTCTGAATAGTCCAAACCGTCCTTAATAAACCCTTCAACACTATTAAATATCTGGGCTATCTGTTGGGACGGGACGTATTTAACGATCATGCTGGCAAAGCCTTGTATGCTTTAGTGTCCTTGGCAATCTTACCTTTACCCACACTCTTACGGCGATGCTTTTCTACACGATCCATCATGTCATATAAACGCTTGGCGCCCGCATCTGTTGAGCCATTACCCAATTCAGATACGATACGTGCAGGAACTACAAACTCACCATCAGCCAAACGTGCTGGCTGTTTTCCGTTAATAGTGGCAGGAATGTCATCAGACACGCCATCGCCTGGGCCTTTCAATAAGCGACCACCATCGGAGTAACCGCCTAATGTAGAGATGCCACCAGATGCATACTGAGGAATGTCGCCCTGAGATGTCTGTAATGCGCCATAACCATCACGCATACCTTCAATAGATGATAAGCCACCAGGAGCCATGCGCTCTAATTTATCTGGAACTTGACCACCTGCGGCAGCTTGATAGGCTGGTAAAGGAGTGAATTTATCATTGAAATATAGTTGCTCACTGCTATCCATAGGCTTTCTAGCATAGGCTTCTGGACGCTGTGTACGCTCAAATTGATAAGGACGAATCATGCCTGGGTCTTGAGCTTGAGTAGGAAGCTTAGGTTGATCTGGCATGAAAGATGAAAGGATTGGTAATCCCAATGTAGCCGCAGCTGTGCCAGGATTATTCCTAATAAAGTTCATGGCTGTCTGGCCAATAGTGCTTGTTCCAGCTCCGCCCAAAGCGCCAGCCCCAGCTCCAGAACCAGCAGAAATACCAATTGGAGATGCACTTGCAGAAAGACCTCCAAGACCAGTATTAGCTGCTCCATAACCAGTTCCAAGTCCAACGCTTCCTGCTGCTGGAGCAGTTGCACCTAATGCTGAACCAGAACCAACAATTTGTGATGCCGTTGGAGTAAATGCGCTTCCAGCACCAACTGCGGCAGGAGCTGCTGAACCAGTAAAAGCACTTAATCCAGTGCCAGCACCGCCTAATGCTGCACCACCGTATGCACCTAGACCAGCCATTAAACCTTTTTCTAGACTACCTGTTGCTAAACCATATGCACCACCAACAGCTAAACCTGCGCCTAAAGCAGAACTAAAAATACCCGCACCAGCTGGGCCTAAAGCAAAACCTGCGGCAATAGGAACCGCTGCTTTTAGAACGCTTCCTAGTTTAAATGCCTCTGGTAGACCTGTTTCTGGATTAATTGTGAGCGTATCGCCGTTGGCCTTAGCAAGTGCGGCAAGACCTTTTACCTCGTCACGGCTCATATGGACGAGCATAGTGTCGCCATGTCGACCCTTGGCGGCCAATTGTTTAGCTAATACTTGTAGGCTCATTTATGCCTCGCTGTGTTGATTTTACTGAATCTTATCATTTTTAATCCCTTGTGCATACTATCCGCCAGCAAATTGAATACGTATTGCTGGGACATAAACTGTGGGCGTAACGCCAGGTAAAGTGGTTGTTCTTAAAGTCGGGCCAGAACTGCTGGCATATATGTAATAACGGGTCTGTTCGCCAGCCTGTCGATATATAGCCTGAGCATTAACAAACTGCACGTCTGTGTTATTGAATAGCTTGTAGGCTTTGCCAGAGTTCACATTATTTGTCCAGCCAGAACCAACGTTTCTTTGGGCGTAAACATAAACGGTTTGACCATTATTTGTGCCTTCTATATTAAGAGAAATGCCCAAGGAATACACGCCTTCATATTGGAAGGTAAACACGCCCGTTAGCGGATTATAAGTAATACCGTCACTTACTGGTGGCAAGAAACTATTTGGAATCAAAAGCGTTGGCGTAGTCGGAATGGCTATGGAAGCGGTACGGTCATAAGCCTCAATATAAGAAGGCTCCCATGCAGTGGTCTGCTCTGTACCATCTGGGAACAAAATACCGTCTGTGGTGACTCTTTCGCCAATTAACTGGTTAAAGTTATCAATAGTGTTGTAATAAAGACGCTGAACGCTGTTTAGCTGATCCTGATACCGTGCCTCATACTCCGTTGGTGCAATCAACAGATTCGGGGATTTTGGTGGTATTAGTCTAGCCATTACCTGCGACCATCTGGGCGGATGTCAATACGTGGGCTACCCAACTGCCATGCCGTGCCCAAATTAGCAGACTCTATGCGGAACGCCATCTGACGACCACGGATGCGGGTATAGACCTGACCTGTGAATTCTTCCACAGGAATCTGTTGCGTTCTTACAACAGCGTTAGGGTCTGGCGTGCCATAAGGAGAACCAGCATTAGTTCTTGGCTTAACCACCATAGTGCATGACGGATTGCTTACAGAAGAACCAGAAAAAGTTACGTCTGGCAAGATACGCCATACAAACCCAAAGTTATGCCCGTCACCGATGTCAAAATCTGATGACTGAATATAAGCGTTGATAGCTGTTGCGCTTGGGCCAGATACGTCATCATTACCTGCTTCGTGGTTGAGCAAGCGACCGTTGTAATCAGCACCTAATGGGAACTGTAATACACCAGAATCTAGCCATGCTGTACGAGCCATGGTGCCGTAATACCACACACGGTCTAGGTAGTTATACACCACATAGCGGTCTACTGTGGTTGAACCTGTAGAACAATAGAACCACCATACCTCTGAGTATTGCTCATTAGATGCCGCAAATACTTGGTAAGATTGGTCTTTGTTAAGGTTCTGGAATACAAATTGACGCACTGAGCATGGCAACGTTTCCACACGACCAGAATACATGAAGAACTTATCCGAACCCATCCAATAGGTAACGTTGTTAATCGTGATGGCTGCTTTCGGACCAATAATAGAAATGTTGTCTTGCAATAGGGTAAACCCGTATACATAGGGTGGCCCTAGATACTGCATAGAGTAAATCGCAGCATCAGTGATAATCAGGATTTCCTGACGAGTATTCAGAGCGGCAACAATCTGTGAGCCGATAGACAGACGCTGTTCACCAGATTGATTGGTTACTTGTGGAACCCAGTCAAACGGATTCTCTTGGTCTGACCAGCGGACTAACAATGGGTCAAACGGAGTATTAGCGTCACCTGGGTCATATGGATTAGCCCCGAAACAGATACAGAAACGTTGAACTGTTGAGGAGATGATCTGGTAAGTCTCATTAGGCACAAACTGACCTGAGAACGCCGCTGCATTAGCCGCTGCTTCAAGGGTGGTAGCCCTTACGTTTACCCCTGTCGTAGCGTCCCAATACATGGGAACGCCACCACGAGGAGCAAAAATCAAATCTTCACCAAAGTTATCTTGTGTCCAAATACGTAGTTGCTGACCAATACCAATAGTTGCAGCAGAACCCCAGCCACGAGTACCATTTTGACAAGCAGCTATAACAGTGCCACCACCAGTGGCGCTACTTGATGCTCTAATAGGATTATTATATCCGTCGACTCCCAAGCTAAACGTATAAGCATTAGCATTAGCAACTGTAATGTAGTAACCGCTATTTAATAATACAGACGGAACTCCACCAACCGATGTGGCATTAGAAAATATAACTGAGCTGTTATTTGCTAAACCGTGAGCAGGATGTGTGACAGTTATAACACTGCTATTAGCAGTCGTTGTGAATGGGTTATTTAAAGTAACGTTTACTGGAGATGGCCATGGGCCTGCGCCCCATCCCAAACCAAATGTGTACACGTTCAAACCAGATGGGTACAAATACGTAGCAGTTACTGCATTTCCACCACCGCCTGTATCGCTGGCATTAGCAGTTACTGGAATTGTGACCGTGTAAGCTGTAGAGTTAACTACAGATGTAACCTGATACTGTGTGTTAATAACAGTTGACGTAACGTTCCCACCTAGACTAGAAGCGCCAGAGAATATGACGTAATCTCCAGAATCTGGGTTGTAAGTCGTATCTACTACTGTTAAAGATGAACTATTAGCCGTGGCAATAAATGGGCCTGTAGGAGCGCCTACGTTTGCAGATATATTAAATACAGGAGTAATGTCGTAATACGCACCACCCTTGCTGATATAAAACTTAGAGCTAGTGCCTAATCCTAATAGAGATTCGCCTGATAGCGTAGTCCACTGATTGAGTGATCTACAAATGCCTAGGAACTGGTTGTTGGAATAACGAGTCCATCCACCAATCTTTTCAGGGAATCCTGAGCGGAATCGTATCTTATCGCAGTCAAACCAGCCACCCTCACCTGAGTAGTTGGTATTCTCTCTGTTGACACCTGGACGAAAGACTAACTTTTGTAATGGCATAATTAACTCAAGTATAAGGCTCGCTCGTCTTTACGGCGATTATCTAGACCTCGTAACACTTTACCACCAGCCTTGTTCCACTTCAAGAACTCATCGGCCGCACCATCAAAATCTTTTCGATTGTGCTTCATCCGTAAGGTGCTGTTTTGTAAGTTACCAAGCCCCACATTAAACGCAAAACTGACCAATGCATCAAACTGACCCTGAGTAATATCACCAGGGCAAAGGCGATGTACGCCAGCCTCAAAGCGATTTAGGTCTTTCTTTAGGATAGCATCCACTTCTTCCATGGATAAGGTTCTATCCCAACCTTCTGGAATAGGTAAGGCTTTGCGTTCAGCCAAAGGAACTCTAGCGTGCGTTGGGTCAATCACATGGCCCACGCCAACCGTCCACAATAAAGCAGGGCACTGATAGGGGCGGGTTTTCACCCCCTCATGGTGCTTAATCATGTAGATGGTTTTATCGCTTACGTTCACTTCTTATTCCAGTTACGTGAACCGAACCAGAAACCAATGATACCGCCCAACATGGCCATCTCGTCATCACTGAAAATCTCTTGGGAAATCTTAATGAGATCATCAATGTTGCCAATAATGCCTGGGTGGGTGAAGGCATAAATACCAATACCTACATTGATAACAAACAGTTCCAGCACGAATAAATACGTGACTACTGGGCGAACAGTACCTACAAAGGATGATACCCATGGGGCTGCACGTTCTAGGACTTTGGCGTCATGCTCATAAGCCGCCTTAGTCATTTCCATGTCAGCATTGATAGCAATCTGGTCTGTGCGGATTTCCTCTACTTTCGCCTGAGCTGCATAACCACGCTCAAGCATCTGTAGTTCACGCTCAGTCTGCATCTGAGCCAGTTTAAGTTCGTGTTGTTTATCAGACTTGTCTTGGAAGTATTCCAATACCTTTGGCAAGCCAGAGATCAGCAAGCCGCCTAGTGTTGATAGTAAAGATAACATTATTGACCCAATCTGTTAGTAGTTGCACGGCGCACCGCATCCATCTCACGGCGCAATGTTGTTGAAGTTACATCTAATTCTGTCTTTTGGGCAGCCAAACCAGAACGCAATTCTTTCTGGGTAGACTCTGCCATGACTTTAGCTTCACGGGAGTTAATTGTGGCATCAGCAGTACGCTCTTGCAGTTTGACTACGGTCTCACGTAACTCAGATACCTTTTCTTCCAAGGCGGCCACTTTGCGCTTAGATGAGCTGGCATCTGAAGCTACGTCATTAAAGCTCTCATACATCTCTTTGACTTCGTTGAACTTAGTAATGGCCGTATAGCCAAACGCACCAATCGCAGGGATGCCCGTAATCAGGATGCCCACGATCATCGTGTTCTGTTTAGCCCATGTGACCCACTTCTCTACGAAGCCCTGTACTTTATCTAGTTTCTCTAAGTCGCTCATTGTTCAAATCCTAAATCTTGTGGTTCTAAATACTGGTTAATGGTTGGTTGAAACATAAGGGCCATCACATTGTCCTGAATCAGCATCTCTACTGGAATCGGCTGACTCAGGGTTAAATTGGGGAACAAACTCGGCTGGGTTAGTCCAGGCTTCACAAACAGCTCCAACGACAACGCTAGGCCAAGGGGCGTTACTAACCTTGCTTTTGGGGTAGGGGATTCCTTCGATGTGGACGTACTCGAGGTTGTCGGAGAAGCCATCGTGGTCGGGGCATCTGTCCTCACTTCTGACTGCGTTCCCGTCTGGGTCTGCTCCGATGTTTGGGCAGTCGGTTGGGTTGGCGCAGTTACAGGTGAGGATGGGGTTATTGGGGCAGATATGCTGGAAGTTGGACTCGCTGGGTTCAGCGGACTGACTGGACTCACTGGATTGGTAGCGTTGGTTATCGACTTCTTGCAACTGTCTGATGTAGTCACCCAAGCTCCTAACACTGGCTGGCCGTACGGATTCGGGCAAGTCGAGGAACGAGTCTGGGTAATGCTCCCCGTATAGCCTGTCTGACATTGAAGAGTTTGGGATTCTGTCGTTACTTGGCATGACGGCGGGTTTGGCGTGCAGGCGTTTTGGACTGTTTGCCAGTCTGTCCAGGTTCCGCTTGGGCAGACTTTCGTGCGGGTTTGCGTGATTTGGCCGCTGTAGTTGACTGGGCAGGTGAGGACTTGGGTTTGCGTTTCGGTTTGGCAGACTGGGACTGTGCCTGGGCAGCCTTGGATGGTCGGCCAGATTTGGCACGCAAGGGCTTGGCAGTATTCAACTGTGGTTCCGCTTGCACCGATGGTGTTGTAGACTGGCATACCATTTTGCCAAGTCGTTGCATAACAGCTTTGAGCCAGCGCATCATTTACCCTCAACAGACTGAACGGTAATAGTGACCAAAGGAGGAACCGAGCCATACAGCTTCTCAAACTTCTTGGGTTGTCTCTTAATCCACTCATTTCGGGCAGCATCACCAACTAAACCATCAATCGGACATGGAGTGCCTGACATCATCATGGCATCCCACACTCTGTCATCAGCACACAAAATACCTACAGCTGATACCTTTAAGCCAAGATCATTTAGTGTCTTAGCTAATTTAATACGTTCACAGTTCTCATCTTTATACATCGTGCCACCAGAGAATCCAATGACTGTAGAGCTAACAGCACCAGACACTGGTACGGCACATACATCCTGAGAAAAGGCACTCATAGATGGAGCCATGGCTGTTGGAGGAGGTTGACCTTTGTAGTTAATCGTTGTGTCTTGTGCAGCAACTACCGCAATCATTGCGCCAATAAGCAATCCTGCAAAAAACCAACACATAAAGGATATAAAACGGTCAATATTAGATCGCATTAGATGTTAATTCCATATTCAATGATCACAGCACCGTTACCGCCAAAGCCTGTACCCATGCCACCATAACCGCCGCCTTGTCCGCCCATGCCACCACCGCCACCACCGTAGCTTGAGCCATTACCTGAGCCATTTAATCCTGTTTGGAAACGGCCACCAGCACCCCCATTATTGTAAGAGCCACCACCGCCACCACCGCCTGCGCCAGGTTCTGGAGCACCTGAACCACCGCCAGCAGCGCCGCCAGAACCAAACCCTGGTACTGATGAACCAGCTGAACCAGACGCTCCATTATTTCCACCAGCTCCACCAGCCCCACCATTTTGTGAGTTAATGTTTGTGACAGCTGAACCTGAATAAGAAACAACTCCACCAGCTCCACCAGCAATTGCACTATGGCTACAGTTATCTCCAACAGCAGAACCTGGAGAGCCATCTGTTCCAGGTGCGCCACCATTACGTCCGCCACCTGCTACAACAGAAATGTTTGTTCCAGTAATTGTTGTGTTTCCACCATTTAAGCCAGATACAGCTCCTTGGCCACCAAACGTTGCTCTGTTATCGTAAGCAGCGCCTGGGCTACCACCAGCACCAACAGTAAAGTTGATTACTTGACCTGGTGTTACTGCTAGATATCCGTAGAAAATACCGCCGCCGCCTGCTCCAGATCCACCAGAGTGGTTTGCCGATCCGCAACCTGCAAGCAAAGAACCACCACCACCACCGCCACCACCGACAGCTGTCACACGAAGTTTTGTAACCCCAATAGGTACTGTGAATGAGCTTGATGATGTATAGACAGCAATATTTGTATTGTTTGGAGTGATAGATACAAATCCATTACCACCAGTAAAACCTGCGCTATTGCTACCGCCATTACCGCCACGGCCATAGCCTGAACCGTTATCGCCACCAGCACCACCGTTAAATGAGCCAAATCCACCAGCGCTACCATTTACACCATTAGGTGATCCGCCAGTTCCACCAAAAGGATTGGCAAAGTTAGACATACCACCAGTTCCGCCAGTAACAGTTGTTCCGCCTACAGAAGAACTTCCACCAGTAGCACCAGTTGTATTTGAGTTATATCCACTACCAGCCCCACCAGCTCCAACGCTAATACTTAATACTTGACCAGGAGTAACTGCAATGTTTGTTGTTAATCTACCGCCAGAACCACCGCCACCACCACCTGAACCAACAGATCCATCAAAAAATTGTCCACCACCACCGCCACCACCACCTACAATGGTTGCGCTGATTGATGTGACACCAGTTGGGACTGTATAGGAATAACTTCCTGGAGTTACATATGTAGTTGTGCCTACAATGTCTGGATATACCTGACTGCCAACACCATTGTTAAATACCAAGATAGACTTTGGATTTACCCAAACGCCGCCCTGTTTAACCCATACCAGATTAGCTGTTTTCCAAGTACCACCGTCTTTTACGTTAATTTTTGGCATTACCACTTACCTTTCGGGCATTCTGAGGTAATAATAAATAGCTTAAATCCCAGCAAACAGTTGCATTCTCCACAAGCATCTAATGTAAATAATTTTGTTTTAAATTCACAAGTAGAGCAAATTGACGCACGACTTTGACGAACCTCTTGAGAAGCACGTAAATGCTCTGAAGTTCTTTTTTCAGAGTCAATAAACTCTTGTTGTAACTGCTCTGGAGTAGGCTCGCTCATACTTGATACCAAATATCGCCGTCACTGCCACCAGTGGGAGCGCTTGTAGAAACTGTTCTTACACCAAATCCATTGGAGTTTGATGCAATAGATAGCGTTACCGCACCTGTAGATGCTGATGCTGAAATTGCGTTTGCCGTACCAGTAATTGTGGTAACTGGCGTGTTATTAGAAGCAGAAGTAATCTGACCCTGAGCGTTGACCGCAATCGTAGGATAAGAGTAAGAAGCTGCATTTACACCTGTATTTGCTAGTGCCACAGTGGATGTATCAGCAACAGTAGATACGTTCATTCCTGTGCCAGCTACGACTACTGTTTGAGAAGCAGCCGTAAAGAAGTCTGTGCCATCGCAATATACGATACGAGTTGTATTGTTTGAAATCGTTACACCAGCACCAGAAGCTGTCTTAATAACTACGCTTGCGCCTGTGTTATTGCGGACAATGTAGGTCTTTTCTACAGATGGGGCAATTAGGTTACGGGTAACTGTATTTGTACCACCTAGTACTAAAACAGCATTACGGGCTTCATCTGGCAATCCGTTAAACGCTGTTAGGGTGTAGTTAGCATCAGCAAAAATGATAGGCTGAACTCCTGTAATCGCTGCCTCAATCAGAGTTCCGAGGTTGATATTGGTTGTATCACCCCATGTGCCAGACTGATCGCCGTTACCGATAAGCTCTATGCGTAGCGTTTGACTGTATGTGGATGCCATAAATTATCCTTGGTCGTTGTTAATCTGTACCCAATTATCGGGTCCAGCATTGTTAATTTCAGCCCATGTAACGGACTGTGAATTGTTGATATTCTGCCAGTTTGCAGTCTGATTGTCATCTATTAAGAACCATCCACGTGGGAACTGGTCATCTAACATTCTGAATGTTTCGTTGATAGCCGTAGCAAACGCTGCCTGAACACCGATAACATCAGCAATACGGGTGTTTTCTGTAACGTTCTGGACAAACTGAGCAGCAATCGCACGGGTGTCATCAACGTTAAAGTTCTCTGTAATAGTCAAGAAGAAAACGTTAACAATCGTGGCAGCATCTGCCATCGTGATGTTTTCTACAGGGCTTTGTACAAAGTTAGCCAAGATTGACATAGCGTCTGCGCTAGTCATCCCTTCAGTTACGCTTTGTGAAAACTGTGCGGCAATATCCCTAACATCATCTATATCGCTGTTTTCTGTGATGCTCTGCAACATATTTGCAGTCATGGCAATAATGTCAGCCATGGTTGCATTCTCAGTAATAGCCTGATTCATCGCCGTAAACACAACGTTTTCATCGGCTAAGTCTGAGTTCTCAGTCTTAGATAAGGCAAAATGGGCGGATATCTCTGGCGTATCTGCTGGCAATACATCTTCAGTAATAGATGAAGAAAACTGTGCTGCAATCAGCGGAGTATCATTGACCATGATGTTCTCATCAATAAAGAACAAGAAATCATGATCAGTTTCATCAAGATCATCTATTACAAAGTTTTCTGCAATAGACTGTAAGAAAGCATATTGAGTTGCATTTTGATCTTCTAAATTGATATTTTCTTGGACGCTAACAGAAAAGGCGTTTGTACCTAAACCTGCATAGGTAGTCTGGGCAAATGCGCTTATTCCAAACATAACATACCCTTTCTTTTAAACGATACCGCCAAGTACTGTTCCTGTAACACTCCAGGTAATGAAGCTATTTCCATGAACAGCCAAGCCACCGCCGCCGCCTGCCCCACCAGCGCTTGAAAAAGAAACGCCAGCTCCACCAGAAGCGCCCCAAGTTCCACCAGTTCCTCCGGTGCCAGCACCAGCAGTGCTTATTCCACCAGATCCAGGCCCTGTTATTGATCCAGAGCCACCAGCACCGCCAGTTGTAGAATTTCCAACACCACCAGCGCCTCCGTTAGAAGGAGTTAAACCGCTTTGACCACCACCGCCACCACCACCTCCATGGCTGACACCAAAACGTCCTGAACGACCACCACCACCGCCGCCACCGCCACCACCGCCACCGATGAGAGAGTTATTTACAACAGTTGTAGCAAATGAAACAAAAAGGGCTGTTCCTCCAGAAGCTCCAGCAGCACCATTTTGAAAGTTACTTACACCGCCAGCACCACCAGCACCACCCATACCAACAATATTTCCATTGTTAATAAGGGTAACTGTGTCACCAGAAGAAAACCCAGAAATGCTTAAAGCGGGAGTTGCAGTGGTACTTGAATATACGTATGTGCCTGATGTAATCGTAAGCGTAACATCTGTAGTGCCAGCAGCATAACCAGAAACAACTGACGGGTTTAAAACGTAACTATCAGCAGATCCAGATATTGTAATATTGGCCGCTTGCCTGCCCAGTCTAAAAGTAAGGCCAAAAGATCTGGCAGAAGCAGTACCTTTAGCGGCTAATAAAGGCATTACTTAAATCCCACCAGTGACGCTAATACAACAAATGTTGAAGCGCCTGTTTTAATTACAGAATAAGAATATACATCAATGCCACTTGCATTTCCTGCTATTGGAGCGCCAGAACCCTGCCACTTTGGTGTAACAGTTGTTCCATCAATTTGTACTACATTGTTGTAATAAGGAGTGCTCCCTTGTGTTGCCATAAAAACAACAGTAATACATTGACCTACATCTAAAAGACTATTTAATGAAGTTGTGTTAACGCTATCCCCAACAATGTTTATTGTCCAGTTAGCTGTTGCATTTTGAGTGTAATACAGTACGGCTTGGTTTCTTACGCCAAATGCAATAGTACCTGTTGCTGCGGAGTTTACAGCATTGGACGTCTCAAAAAATGCTGGAGCGCCTTTAATTCCATCAACGCCATTAATAGTTACACTCATACGCTACCTTTCGGGTATTTAGCTTTTACTGCCAAACAAGCATCAATATATGCTTGTACTTGCTCTTGGTCTCCCTTAACAATACCATCTAAGTATTCTCTAAAATCTGGGTATTCCTTTGCACGAAGCTTTTTATACTCAACAGCCTGCGCTTCGGCATCTAAACGAGCAATCTCGGCATTAATCTTTTCTTCATCTATTTCAACAAGGTTGTTATTGATATCGTAACAACCCTCTCCTTCGATGATTGTAATAACCTCAGGATATACATTTCTAATTGCAATGTGGTTCATTGTGAAATCTCCCACACAGTTATTGTGCTGTTACCGTATTCATAGTTTGACCCACCAGTTGCTACAGTTCTGTTTGTAAATAAAGTGGCGGAATTGAAGGTAACTGCATACAATTGATAAGTCAAAGTGCTAGTAGTGTTGGGGCTATCCCAATAATCTAAATACATCATTTCTGGCGTACTATTGCCATCATCTGCATAGTAACCAAGAGCAGCCATAGATATACCGTTAAATCCACCAGCGCTTGGATTTTGGCCAATAACAGTACCATTCCTTTTTAAACCAAAAGTGGTGTCCCAGTTTGCGCTCTGAGGAGATAGTTCACCAAACCATCTTGCAGAAACATAAATTCTGCTACTTGCAAATCTTGGAGTGATATTAACACTATAACTAGGTATATTTACAAAGTTAGATTGACCACTTAAAGCAACTGATGTTGGTGTGTATAAGGTTGTATTCACCACCTGAATAACAGTACCAGCTGGCAAATCAGAGTACTGTATTTTGCCCGCTCCGTTATCCAAAATAACAGTGCCGTTTCTTGCTGGCAACGTTGCCGTTGTGTTGCTTGATGTATTTGCTGGTGATATTGTTACCGAACCACCTATGGAAGAGTTTAATCTAACGCTCATATATACCTTTAAGCAATAGCGGTAATTGTTAAAATTGGAATGTTGAACTGGTTGCTACTTACGCCAAGCCAATACGTTGTTCCATGCAAGTTGTTGTAGTTGCTTCCACCATATTGAGCATATTGCAATTTTAACTGTCTAGCGGTGTTCCAAGTAGCTAATCGTCCAGTATTAAAGTCAGTTGACCCACCAATTGCAATTGTCCAAGTAAAAGTAGTTCTTTCCTCAGGATAATAACCAGAACGATTATGCCTAGAGTAAACAATTTCATTACCGTCTATTAAGAATCGATAATCGTTGATAGCGTGCGCAGTAACCCAATATGAGCCAAACGTAAAGCTATATATGACTCTAGTTGCCCCTGCTGGTGGAGTATAGGAAAGTATGGATCCATTAATGTCTGTAAAAGACGGTCCAACATACCCTTGCTGAGTTGTTACGTTTTGGAATGTGTATGTTCCAGAACCAACAGTTACAGAAGATCCATCACAAACACTACTTAAAACTTCGATAATCTGCCCTGGGCGTGTAGTTACAGCGGTAATAGCGCCAGAACTTAAATCTGCTGCCTGAACAGCGCCGTCTTGTATAAGACTTACACCAGTAGAACCGTTAATCGTTGTTGGCATATTAAACAATCGTCCATGTTGAGCCATCAGGAACAGTAACAATAACACCATTATTAATGGTGATTGGGCCTGCCGTCATGGCATTTTTACCTGCTGTAATTGTATAGTTAGCCGAGACAGTTTGGCCGTTTTCGTAAAAAATATCGTTGATTGCACCAGCTCCTGCCCATGTTCCGTCTCCACGTAAAAACGTAGACGAACTTGGAGTTCCAGTTGCGTTAAGTAATCCGACTTGTACTTGTGTTAATGGCATAT